TTCTATCATCAAAGTTTGATGTTGAAGGTGAGATAGATGCACATAATAAGGTGAGATAATAAATTCCGTCATTCACCCCTCTTTCAAATGCTTGAACGACCTCAATATCATAGATGTAGAAAGCACGTTGTAAAGCATAAGAAGTTGTATCTGTATTCAATGGTTGCATTACGAAACCAGAGATAGGGTCTCTTGGTAGAGGATTAGTTTTGTCCTTATCAATTACATATCTAACTCTATAAGTTCTATCTTGTAAATCTCTTGGGTCAGGTATTCTCTTAAGGAATGTAGTTGGTGTGAAGTTTACATTATTATATTGTGTATTAGTTGATAATGTAGTGTAGATTGCATTATTAGTTGCAGATACAGTCAAATACCAACCACCAACTTGACCTGCTTGTCCGCTAATTGTATATGTATTACTATCATATTGTAATGGAGAACCAGCTACACCAGCAGATAAACCTGATACACTAGGACCATAAGGAGATATACTTGCTGACTGAACAGTTGCAGAAGTTGCACCTTGAGCTACTAACAAACAGTTAATTTTATCTGCTACAGCACTTGCTCCAGTTCCGTCTTGTCTTGCTCCAACTGTAAAACCTTGAACTCGTGTTGTTGGTGGAGATGTTTCCACTGTGTAACCATAGAGATATAATCTAGTACCAGGTGTTGCTCCTTGACCTGCAAGTGCAGCGTTAATTGTTTTAGTTCTTTGAATATCAATGTTAACCCAGTTAATTGAAGTCTCTTCACCAAAGATAACATTGTTTGTAGTGAAAGTTGCAGTGTTAGTAGCAGATAATGTAACAACTCTTGTATTGGTATTAATAGATGATACAGTTGCTCCATCACCAATACCAGTTCCACTAACAGTCATTCCTTGAAGAATCCCGTTAACAGACCCGTCGTTTGCTAGAGTTATTGTTGATGCACCATTTGTACCAGCAGCAGTTGTAGAAATTGTATTGAGTGCTTTAGGTGGAATGATATGTGTTATTGCACCTGCTTTATCTTTTGAAAATGCTTTCTTTTTAAAACCTGCTGATCTTAAAGCAGTGTTACCAAAGTTAGAGTTAGAGTTGGTGATTGACATATCACCACCGCTTAATGCAGTAAAGTGTCCTTGATATCCAACAGCGAACACCGAAACTGCCTGTATAAATGAGTCATTTGAACACTTAATATGTTCATGACCCCACCCCTTTCTATATTCAGCAAAACCATCTAAGTGAGCTCCATCACCTGCTGTTGCTACATCATAGTTACCAGTTGATTGATTATATCTTACAAATGCTCTGTCATCTTTTTGTAGTGACAGTCCAGTAAACTGAGCAACAACCATTGATTTGAAACCAGTTGCTTTAGCACCATTTGCGTGCATACCGTTCATACCCCATACACTTCTTAGTGATAAGTTGAATGCGTAAGGTGATGCTGAGTCAACAGTATCAATCTCAGTTTTCACCGTAATATTAGAACCTACAGCATTTCCTGAGGGTTCGCTTGACATTTGGTAAGTAAATACGTTACCAGATGCAGACGTGACAGTAAATGAACCATTGTAAATTCCTGCATCAGCTTCAGACTGAGGACCTGTTGAACCTGTGACACCACTAACATTAATGTTTACTCCAACAGAGAATCCATGATCTCTTGGGTTATCAAATTCATCAACTGTGACTGCTGTTGCTGTGTTTCCATTACGAGTAACCTGTAAGACTCTGTATTCATCAGAGATCGGACCAACAATTCTATTTTCCTCAACCCTTGCCTGTATTTGGTCAGCAGCAGGATCTCCAGAAGTATCAGGAATTGTTGCAAATGCTTTTGATACTTTTTGATAGTATATTTCTAAATCAGTTCTTTCAAGAATATTAGGAACAGCAGAGTAATCTCCGTTAGGTACAGTTCCACCTGTAATTAATGATGCAAGGTTATTTAATCCATCAGCAAACTCAAAACAAGTAAGTCTATGATGAGAAAACTTAGGTGCTAGTGTTTCTACACTATCAGGTTTGTAATATACACCCTCTTCAGCACCATCAAAGAATGAGAATTGCCAGAAGTAAGTTCCACCAGTTACTTTAAAGACTGCTGTTCTTGGTGGGACTTGAGACTCTGTATTAATGCCTTTGGCAGGAAATGTAGTAGGATAAGGAACATACTTAGGTATAATCTTAGTTCTTCTAAGATCAGTCCCAACAAGTGAACAACCTCTTGGAACAATAATACCGCCCTCAACAGAGTTATATTTGTAGAGAACATTGTTAGGAGATGATAAGTCTAGGTTTGAGTTAGCATCAATCGGAGCAACGTTAGTATATAAAATTTCACCTGGTCTATTATCTACAATATATTCAGCAGGATAAAGCATGATACTAAAAGCATCAAATTCGTCATTACTTAGACCAACTCTATATGAAAATCTTGCTACTTCTAAAAATGCTCGTTGAATAGATTTAAAAGGTCGCAAAGCAGAGTTACCTCTGTTGTCAATGGCATCAGAGGCATCAAAGTCGTCTGGGTTGACGTATATAATACGTCCAGTTCTGGACGTAATAATATTCTTTAGTCTAGTTAGTGACATCTTTTAACTGCTTTTTAGTTATTTATTGAAGGGATTAACCACCACCTTCTCCACCACCAGTTGATGATTGATTGAAGGCTTGTGTTGTGAATCCAGTTGTAACATCTTCAAATCCTACAAGACTGAAAGAATTATTTGCAGTTGTGCTATTAATAACTACTCTTTCAGCAGGACCTACAACGATAGAAGTAATTTTATCTACTTCATTATTACCATTGGTAACACCATCTACAATATAGTTTTCTGCTTCAAGTGCAGTAGTTGCAACTGCAACTGAATTAACAGTTACTGTGCTTCTCGCTGCAGTTCCAAGTTTAGGAACATCTCGGAATGTATCAGTAGAGAAATCTGCCGATCCAATTCCTTTCACAACATATAAAGAAGTTCCATCATACTTACGAACGTAACCATAAGGACCTGCTGTCTGTGCTGTCACTGTATATGTAACACCACCGACTGTGAATGTATCAGTCGAGTTAGTCCAAGTACCATCAATATCGTAAGCATAGAACTCAGTATAAGTTGGTGAAGAAGAAACACTTATACTTCTATCAGAACCACCATAGCCACTATTAGCAGCAGTTCCTGTAGTTCCTTCGTAAGTATATAATGTATCAGGTGGAGTTCCTTGTGAGAAATCATACTGAATATATGCAGTTCCACCACTACCTGCTGTTCCTACAACAGTTCTACCAGTAGTGTATTCAGTTCCGTCATCTTCAGTACCTGCTGTATTATCAGGACCCCACTCTCCATTAACAGTTGCAGATAGACTCCAATCTAATCCTGACATTGAACTATCAGAATTATCAAACCTATAGATTCTATCATTGAATACTGTCAATGTATCTGTAAGATATAAGTTATAAGTTCCACCAGCAGTTGTAACTGAATATGCAAATTCATTCGTTGCACTACCAACACCACCAGTTGATACAGTTCCAGTTGCACCACCAGATGCAGTTATAGCGTCACCATCAGCAAATTCAGATCCAGATCCATTAATGGTAGAAGGACCGATAGTAACAGCAGAAGCACCTTCACCAGATGATGCTAAAATTGTAGCAACTGTAGTATTACCACCAGTTCCTTTTGTAATTGTTTGACCAACTGCAAATGTTCCATTAATCGATTCTAATGTAATAATCCTAGCAGCAAACTTTTTAATGTAAATAGTTGTAGTGGGTGGTGTATAAAAAGATTCAAATATTAATGACGATTCTTTGTCGTCCGAAGTAATTTTAGTACTTGGTACGAAAGATGCATTACTCGCTGCAATCGCAGTGTTCACGGTGAACCTATAATCAGTAATTGCATCACCCTTGTGTAACAAGTAAGTTGATGCGTCTAATACCAATTTTTGATCATAGTTTTTAAGTCCGACCTTATATGCGGAACCAGTTCCGTCATTTGCAACAGTCAATACAGCAGACGCACTACTATCAATAGGAGCAGAATACAGCACCGTATTAGTGTTTGCCGAGGGTTTTGATTGTGCAAGAATACCTTGATTTGCCATTTTTTAAATTAGAATCCTGCGTAAAAGAATTGTTGTAGTCTAGTTCGACCAGTTAGGTTTGCTGCTCCAATACCTGCACCAAAGTTAACATCTTCAGTAGTAACGTTTTCTGTAGATAACAGCGTAGCATCAGCATCAGGAAACTTAATTGTTCTTCCTAATGTTATGTTACTCATGTCCAGAACAACTGAACCAGTGGTATTACCAAATTGTTTCAGAGTTGGACTAAACAACGTTTTGTTTCTCATATCTTGCGTAGCAAGTTCAGTAACAAGAACGTTATTGGTTGCAGTAGGATTATTTAGTAAAGAAGTCTGAGGGAACTCAAATACTTCGTTAGATAATGTATTTTGATTAGTTACAGAGAATGTAATCTTTTTAGTATTAGTTGTAGGGTCTTGTAAGATTAAAGTTTCTACAACTTTGTTCTGTAGTGTCTGAGTGGCATCAGTTCCAACTAAAGTAATATTTGCATCAGGAACTGTAATTGTTCTATTTGCTGATAATGAAGAAGTATTCATTATAGCGTAAGAAGTTCCAATCTCTGCATTTGGAACAAACTTTACATCAACAAAAGTTTTACTAAGAACTGTTTGTTCAGTCTTTGTATCAAGTAATGTTGATACTGTAGCAGTTGGTTCAGCAGTAGTAGTAACTGTACCTGCATCAGGTAAGAAATAAGAACGTCTTGCACCAGAGGTAGTTGGCCAGTTAATCTGGAAAATTGCTTCTTCAGTGCCATCAGTAATAACAAAGTTATCTTCATCAATGAGAAGAGTTTTATTTGTTAATGTTTGTTGTGTATCAGTTCCAACTAAAGTTGTTCCATTACCCGAAGTAATTGCGGGTAGTGTCATGATACGAGTAGTAGTTCCAGTTCCTACGTTAGAAACTTCAAACCTTGCCTTAGGACCTTGTGCATCTTCTAAGATAAAGTCACCATCAGCCATCAAGAACTGACCCGTAACTTTAACAGCACCCGTTCCTTTCGGTGCTAAAACAATATCTGTATTGTTTGCAACACTATCAACAGCAGTCATATACAACGAAGTATAACTACCACCATTATCAATCCTAGACATATATAAACCACCATTACCAAAACCTAGACCAATTTGGTCATATGCGTTTTGGTACAAACCAGTGTCCCTGTCCAAATCAAAGCAAAGACCAGGATTACTCTTAGAGCCTCCTGATACACCTTTGTGCAGTTGATTTATTTTTGCTTTTCTATTTGGAATCAAAGGGTCAGATACAACCACTGGTAAAATTGCTTCTCCAGATAGGTTGGAATCTGAGATTGTTTCCAACTGTGAAATCTTCTTAGTTCCCACGAATAATCACACTATTCCTACAGGTCTATTTATAAAGAAAATCAACCGCCTGTCAGGTCGATTTGATCTTCCTCATCACTTTCTTCTTGAGTTTTGTATGCCCATTCATCTGTATGTCCTACTGACCACCATTTAGGCAGAGTTTCAACAGCATAATTTTGCGTACATACCTTGAAGTCAGGTTGTTTTAGGTTATCATTATCAACCAAACTGTTGTCAAAGAACTGACATCTATTGTTTGGTTGTGCTGCAAACTGTCCGTTGTCCAATGCAATGACATTAAATGTCTTATGTTCTGGATCATGCTCCGAGAAATTAACATCTAATACAGAGAAGTCAGGGTGTGCAGTATCAATGGTGAATTCATATTCACCAGGATGCATCTTCTTGTCCTTTCCAAAGAAAGAACATCTACCTAAGATTGGTTTTTCTACAACTGTAATATTATAGTCAAAACAATCCCATAGTTCTAATACATCTAACGGTAATTGATCGTCCCAGTTAATATCCTCTTTCCATACAAATGCACTAAGAGGTAACTTATCAAACAATGCACCATAATCAGTAAGCAATGTTTCAAAGTATAATGCTTTTGCTTGAATACTTCTTACTGAAATCCATATGCCAGGTGTGAGTTCTCCATGTCCTTTTTCAAGATCATAGAGATATTCTTTTTTAACCCATACCTTTCTAGGGGGTAGAGGATGTACTAGATATGCCATAATAAAAAATTCCTATAACTATGTATCTGACCAAAGTTTAAGATTAAAACCTGCAGAATATCTTACATCATCAGATTTGTTTTCACCTACAGCATGATATAAAGAAGCAGGAAATAATACTAATGAACCTTCATCAGGAGTAAAATCAAATACAGTATATGCTAAAGTCTGTTGTCTAATTTCATTTGTATAATTTTTCATAACTTCCCACTGGTTAAAAGCGTTCGGAGATTCAAAACAGAGATCTCCTGACTCTGGTGGTGTATGAATCCATAACACACCAGACATTTGAGCACCAGGATGACAGTGTAATACGTTAGTATCACCTGGTTTGTTCATATTTAACCAATGTGATGTGACTTCAAAGTTTTGAATATTGTAATAGTTATTACTATTGAAGAATTTAATAAGAGCAGAGTTAATAGTTCCTAGAACAGGACCATCCTTTAGTGACTGAGAATGCCAACCTGTATTTGATTTAGTAATCCCTTTTGGATCAGCAACTTTCTGTGCGTCTATAAAACTAATTAAGTCTGCTTTTATATCGGCATAATCATCAACAACAACATGATGAATATTTGT